TGAAAAGCGGAGCTTGGGCGAGCTTGGCGTTAAACGTCATTATTCTCTCCGCTTCATCTTCAAAATACCGGCCACTGCGTAACGATTTCAGGGAAACGCCCGTGCAAATGGAGCAAAGCCGGGTCACAAGCGACTCTTTGGACATTTCGCACGATACAATCAGGCTTGGAATGCCGTCTTGCATCGTGATTCGGCTCACTAAAGAGAGGCCAAAGGCCGTTTTGCCCGTAGATGGCCTAGCCCCGACAATAAACTGCTCGCCGTATTGCAACCCGTCCGTCATCTTGTCCAGCTCGTAAAGCCCCGTGACAATGCCGCTGCGCTGCCCCGAGTCAGCCAGAGCCTTTTTCTTTTCCAATGTTTCAATCAGGGCGTTCGCCAATACCGGCCCGTGCGCGGAGTCTTTAAGCTTTGCCCCGTCTAGGACTTCATTGGCACGCGCCACAAGCCCCGCCAGCGTCTTTTCACCCTGCTCTGAGCCTTTGGCTAGGTCTAGGGCTTCCGACGCAATGGCGGCGGCTTTACGGCGCAGCATGGCGTCCCGGCATCGTTCAGCCCATATCGGCAAGTAGCTAGGCGCGGGAGTTTCGTTTTGAAGCCCCGCCAAGTAAGAAAAACCGCCCGCCTCTCGGTCAAGGTCTGTCCCTAGCACGCGCTTAACCGTGATTACGTTGGCTTGCTTGCCGTCCGTTTCAAGTTCTGCGATGGCCGTAAAGATGCGCTTGTTTCTCAGGTCATAAAACCATTCAGGCTTTAAACCAACGGCAAGCGCGTCTTGATAGCAGGTCTGGCCCTCCCAAAGGAAGCAACCCAAAATGCCCGCCTCTGCTTCTTGGTCGTAAATTGGGTTCATAGGCCTCCTGCTTGTGCAACTATCTCGTTGGCGGTCATTTCCCTTTGGTCCTTATCCTGCCAACCGGGGCAGAATTCGCCGTCGGCTCTGGTAGGTTTGGCTTTTCGGACGCCTTGATTGAACTTTTGGCCGTTTAACTTCCAAGTGTTAAGCGCGGCCACCCAAGACTTCATCGGCTGATTCCCGACAACCCAACCCTTAGCTGCGTGGTAATTCCAAAACCGCTCCGCATCTGAGTCAGCAAGCCCAATTTCAGCGCATCGAATCTTTACCTCTTCAATAGAAGGCTCCTTGAACCTCTTCTTATTATTCTTAGAATTTGCTTTTGCATCTGCATCTGCATCTGCATCTGCATCTGCTATGTCCCTGTTTTCCGTTACGGGGCGTGACGGGGCGTTACTAGGCGTTACTTGTTGTGACTCACCGTTACTAGGCGTTACTAAGGCGTTACGCTCCCTGAATCGTTGCTGCCTTTCGGCTGCCTTTTCCTTTTCGTCCTCCTTTGAAGCCATCGCCCGGTGCTTGGCGTAGGTAATAATTTCCCACCCGCCATCAATCTCTTGAAGCCTTCGCCCCTCCATAACCCTGCTGCGGCTGTATTTGTCCGGCGAAAGGAACTTGGCGATTGCTTTTTCGCAGGCCTCCAATGATACACCAGCGACTTTGGCAAGGCCGGGAATACTGGCTTGAACTTCGCCGTGCTTGTCAGCAAGGCAGAGCAGGGTAATCCAGACAATGCGCGTTTCGGTGTCCTCCGTCCAAAGTGAGGACGTTAAAAGACTGGTGTGCAGTTTAGCGTAGCTCATTTGGATTTGGGTAGGGGTTGCGCAATCATGTCACGGTATTCCGAAATGATAAGCCCGGTTGGCGATGAACAGTCATCGAAAGCCCATTCAACGCACCAATCCTGCCAACCCATAGCGTCAGCCAGCTTTACAACTGTTGCGCTTTCTTTAATGACCTCAAGCGCACCTGCCATGTCTAGTGTTATCTTGCTCATAAACAAAAGCCCCAAGGCCACCCCGCGAGTGAACCGGGCTGAACACAAGCCAGAAGATGGCTTGCAAATGCCCCACGCAGAGCGGCCTTGGGTAAATTGTTGTTTTCTACGTTCATTGTTTAGCGGAGGTTCAATCCGCGCCCTAAATCAATCAGGTTAAGGGGATATTAGCACGGGTTGCGTGCTTGTCAAGGTGGGCTAATGGTTCACGATAGCTTGAAAAGCGTGCGCGATTCGTCTTCGGCCAGCCTCAAATGATTGACAGCGGTTTTGACGTAACTGCCTTTTAGCTCTGAGCCAACAAACTGCCTGCCCATCTTGACAGCGCAAAACCCTTCGCTTCCAATCCCGGTAAATGGAGAGTAAACCAAATCGCCGGGATTGCTCCAAAGCTCAATAGCCCTTTGAATGACGTCAAGCTGTAGCGGGCAAATGTGCTTTTCGTCGGAGTTTTCGCGGGCCATTTCGCCGTTCAAAACCCGCCCTTGGTCAACCGTCATCCAAACCGGAGACGCTACCTCCTGCCACCACTCAACCGGATATTTTGCTGGGTCTTTTGTGACGGGCGTCACGCACTCGCCGGGGGCGCGGAAGACAAGCAGATAGTCGGCGCATCCAACACGAGAGTCGCTGCTGTCGGCTTTAAGCGTCTTGTATAGAAGCCCGTGCGCCTTGGTGCGCTGCATCTCAGTCACGGGTGATTTCCAGATGCAAATGCGCGAGTGGAAAAGAAATCCTTCACGCCAAAACGCACGGATGATTTCGCCACTGAAGTCTTGGAACTGAATGCTTCCGTGCTTCCATTTTGTGGAAAGCAAGTCAACGCAGTGAACCGCAACCTCCCTGCCCGGCTGCATGATGCGCTTAATTTCGCGTATCAAATGCGCGAAGTGTTCCATGAACTCGCCCATGCTGCCGCAATTTCCCATGTCTTGCGGGTCGGCTGAGTAGGTGAACAAATCGGCAAACGGAGGCGAAAAGACGCTCATGCCGACGCTTTTGTCCGCTATCTTTTCAACGGCAACGCGAACACAATCTCCGTGGTGAACCGTCCATCCGTTGCCACTGTGCGTTTCAATGTCCATCTTTGCGTCAAGCGTTTCCACGCTCGCAAACCGCATTTCCTTTGCTGCCTTTTTCATGTTTTCTTGCATCTCTTGGTGTTGTTTCATTTTCGTTTTAATCGAGCGCAGAATCGCGCCTTCCGTTTGTGCCTGAACAATGTAGGCGTTGACTTGCTGCTTTTGTCCGAATCGGTAAGACCTCCGCAGTGCTTGGTAGAAATCCTCAAAGGAATAACTAAGCCCGACAAACGCAACATTGCGGCAGTGCTGCCAGTTTAACCCGAAACCGCAAATGGACGGCTTGCTAATTATGACTCGGCGCCTCCCGTTGCTAAAATCGGCTAGCGCACGCTGCTTATGCGATGGAGTGTCAGAGCCCCTAACCTCCAATGCGTCTGAAATTCGCTCAACAAGAGCGTCGGCCTCGTCGTTTGTATTGCACCAAACTATCCAAGGCTCTTGACTGTGATTGACCAATTCTGCCACCGCGTCAGCCCTTGCCGCAGACGTTAAACGCATCTCGCGGTGCATTGTTGTAGCGGAGAGAGTAGCAATCCTAAAAAGGTCTTCGCCGGACTCTGACGACTCCTCAACATTGACGGTCACGGTTTCAAGGTTGAGCGTTGGAAGTATGTATCCGTCGTCCGCAAAGCCAATATCACTTGGCTTGCTGACGCACGCTGCCCATCCGGCAAGCCATCGCCAGAATTGCGGCTCTGCGTGTTTTTTCAAACGCCAATCTCCCGTATTGAAAGTGTCGTTGATAAAATACGTCGCCAGCATTTGGGCCGGTGTGCATATGCCTAAAAACTCAGCGTGCTGGCCCAGCTCTGTGTAGTCATTTGGCGACGGCGTCGCGGTGCAGCAAAGCCGATAAGGCGTCTGCGAGAATGCAGCGGTCAACTCCTTTCTGGTTTTGCCGGTGAAACTTTTAAGGATTGAGCTTTCATCCAACACAACGCCAGCAAATTGGCCGCAATCGAACTTGTCCAACTTCTCGTAGTTTGTAATCCAAATGCCGGGCGAAGTAATGTCTTCGTCACAACTGGCAAGGCACGATTGAATCCCAAACTTGCACGACTCCCTTTGTGTCTGGTCGGACACGGCGAGCGGCGTAAGAATCAATACGCTGCCTCCGGTATGCTGGCAAACCTGACGCGCCCATTCAAGCTGTTGAAGTGTTTTGCCAAGCCCGCAATCCTCAAACAAGGCGCAACGGCCTTGGCGGACGGCCCATTCAACAATCAGCTTTTGCCAGTCAAACAGGTTGGAGTTCATTGGCGAAGGCTCAAAACCATGCGCCAGTGGTCGCTTCACCTTTTTGGCAATCAATTCGTCGTATGATGTCATGCTAGTTTCCCCCCGTGCTTGTAGCTCCTGCTTCGGTTGTAATCTGCCTTGGCAATCATCGCATCAACGACTTTCAGGTTGCGAGCCGCTGCAAAATCCAGCAGCCGGATAATCGCGTCCGCAACCTCGGCCTCCTGCCCGGTGTAAAAGGGTATGTGGTCATCTTGGCACGGCACGCGGGTCGCCTCTATTGCCTCGGCTAGCTCAGTCCCGGCGAGGGCTAGGCATCCAATGTCAACGGCAACGTGTCCCGCTGGCGTTTTGCTAAGTTCGTCCCGGTCATCCCACCAGCCTTTAGAGCGGGAATTGGAGTGAAGCTCATGGCTGAAAAGCGTGAGCAGGTTTCGCAGGTCGTTTAAGTCTTTTGCGTTCATTGTTCGTTCTGTTTTGGTTTCTTAGTTGTAATGCTCTGCCTCGGCTCGCGTCATAAAAAAGTGAATCCCGCCAGCGCATTCTTGCCAGCGGTCGTCGCACCAGTTATCGCAGCGCACGGTTTCACCGGGTTGGTAAACGGTTTTGCCATCATGCATTGAAATCCCCTCTGCACCTCCAATCACTTCCAAAACCTCAACAAATTCAGCGCGGCACTTGCGGGTTGTGGCAGAGCTTCTTTTTGCTTTGGCTGGAATTTTGAGACGCACAATCACGCCGCCTTCGCACTTTTTCCAACCCTCGAACGCGCCAAATTCTGGACACGTTAAAAGCCGGGCTGCGATAATTGATGGTATGTTTTTGGCACCACTCAAGTTGGCACCCTCTAAGTTTGCACCATTCAAGTTTGCACCCTCCAAGTTGGCACACTTCAAGTTGGCACCATTCAAGTTGGCATAATTCAAGTTGGCACCTTTCAAGTTTGCACCCACCAAGTTGGAACACACCAAGTTGGCACCATCTAAGTTTGCACCCTCTAAGTTTGCACCCCGCAAGCTGCCTTCAATTTCAATCAATACCCCACCGTATGTGTTTTTAATCTGAGTTTTCATTTCGTGTCGTTCTGTTTTGGTTTCGTTGCAAATTGTTTGGCCCGCCAAGGATGGCATCTCTTGACAGGCATTAAGCGAGCGTGAGCCTTTGCGATTTGCCGCATCGCCTCGCCAATCTCTCCGCGTTTAGGCGGCGCGTCGGCTACGTGGGAAGTGGCGCGTTTGCCGAAGTTCATCGCATTCCCTTTCTCAATTGCTCGACGGCTTCAACCACCGCGTCCCATTCTTTCGGGTCAAAGCGTAGCTGCTGCTCGCCGTCTTTGTCTTCGGGGTGTTGAGTTAAGACAATGAACTCGCCCCCAGATTCGTCCTCAATTTCGATGTGGGTCATTGACGGGTCGTAAATCTCCTTGCCTTCCAGCCCAACCGTAAGCCGTGTAATTCTGGTTTCGTATTTCACCGCGTCCTCCCCATCGCCTTGGCATTTTTGCGACGGCCTAGAATGTCCAGTCCGTAATACAATTGCTCCAAGTGAAGGCATCGGGCGCACACGTAGCCAGAGGCTTTTTTGACTACGGCTGGCCGTTGGCAATCGCACACGGGCAGTTTTGTGGTTTTTGGTTTTGTCATATCGTTTCGTTTTGGTTTGAACCGCTTGCGCGTCCGGTTGCCGGGCGCGGGGTGTCCCAGAGTTTGCGCGGCCTTATTCAGCGTCGGCCTCCATCGCATCAGCGACGCGCT